GCTTTAGTGTTAAGCCCTTTAAATTGCTTAACAACTTGGTACGATTTTTTCTGTTCCGCAGCAGCCATGTCTTAATATGGACTTGAGTAAACGCTAGGCACTCTACGGGTAAATACCGTATTGAGTACTGATTGAGCGTGTTTGTTGTATTCCTGCTTAAAGATCTCTGCTTCACCAAAGCTCTGTTCGTAATATTTAGCCAGATAAGCTGCATAAAACTGAACAGGGGTGTAGTAAGGATCAACAATGGTGTCTGTTACCCCAGAATTTTGCAAAGTCAAAGCGTTAGGCAATACCACGCAGTCAATCTCTAATTGATAGACTTGATCGGGTACTGGTCCTATGTAAATTTGTCCTTGACCGTAAATACTGAAGCAAAGTGGTCTGCCAATGTAGTTTTGCCAAAAACGCAATCTAGCGTTAAAGTCTGACCAAGGCAAATAATCAAGCGGTACACGAGTATTACCCCAGTACAGGTTGATGTTAATAATATCTAGCACTGTATTGCCAGTAGAAGGCGATAGTGGGCTTGTGCCTACTAAATTACTAAGTGCTGCATACGAAATATTCTCCGCATTACCGACATATTGCAAGGTAGCTGTACCGTCTGCAAAGGGTGTGCTTGGAGGATAGTTGTTGTAATTGTTTTGTGTTGCTTGGGGGTATGGAGGAGCAGAAGATCCTGATGTACCAGCAGTAATGTATTGATAAGTATAGATATTGCTAAACACAAATTGGTTAGCAGTAACTGTAGTGTTTGCTGTCCATTGTGTTGGATAAGCAGGTGATGCGCTATTCTTTGTAGCTGTAGGTGCGACCTGACAAGGTACTTGCGTAACGATTACCTCACGCAAAGCGCCTGTATCTCGTACTGTTCGCTCCCGTGCTTCGTTAATGTAATCAGTTAACTGTTGGTCAGTGTAAAAGTTTCCATTAGCATCGTGGAGCAATCTACGAACTTGGGTAATGTAGCTCGATAAGGTTGCCATTTACGATCCATAATTCATGCTACCGCCTGTAGGACTTTTCCCCCTGCCTTCTTTGCAGTCGGCAAGGGTACTCTTTCCACCAACGGGGATAACGATTGGTTCTTTTTGGGTGCTTCGGTGGAGAACTCCCACTGAGAAAGGATTTCTAAACCCTTTTCCAAGTCATTACGGGAGATCACCCATCCTAGCCTTGCCAAATACGGTTCTTTGTCATCATCTCCGTAACCGAATACATGACGAGCTACATTTAGGGGAATCTCTACAGTTTCACCCTTTTTAAACTCATAAAAGACACCACCATAACCATCGGTGAGCTTTTTATCAGAATTGTTAGTTACGAAGATAGTTGACATATTAGAAACTCACTACATCGCCATATACGGCAATGGTTGCAGTGTTAGCGACATTACCGCTACCAGTGTTCACATTGACATACAGAGCTTGGGTTGTAAAACCAGTAATAGCAGAACTGCTGTTATACGGACTTGCAATAGTCAAGTCTTGGTATGTACCAGGACCTGTCAAGTTGCTAAGTGTTGTATTTGCTACTACAGCGTTGGAGATGTTGCCGTCAGAGCTAGTAGTAACCGAAATAATCACATTCGAGATATTCCCGATTGGATTGTTTAAAGTAATTCTACGAACAATAACGCCACCAGAACCAACGGTTGCATTAGCATTAGTTAAGCCACCACCTAACAACGGCAGGGTGATACCAGTAACGGTAGCGTTTCCTGTCGTGTTAAGTGCTGTAGCTTGCTTAACAGCAATACGACCATTCCCGAATGAATCAAGGTAATACTGTGATACTGAATCAGGATTAGCCATTTATTGCTCCTTAGCTTGCGTTAAAAGTGCCAGAAACAGCTTGTCCACCGTTCACAGTTGCCAATGTAATTGTGCTGTTTGTAGTTGCGTTAGCAGCCACATTCACACCATCGGAAACGAGGAATGTTGAACCAGAGTTGTTTGCTAATACAGTTGTCCAAGTTGCAGCATTGGTAGTTGTGTTATACGCAGACACAGCAGAGATGCTCACATTGGTGTTTGGAAACAGAATGTAAGAACCTGCTGGAATGACTGTACCAGGAGAGGTAACGGTCAAGGTAGTTAACTGCCAATACGCACCAGGGGTGTTCGTATTAGTACTGGTGATTAGGATTTTATTTAAACCGAGTGACATGGTATTTGCTCCTTATAAAGAAATAGAGTTATAACCCTGCACTCTGGTCATTGACTTAGGCTTGGTGCTTACTAATTCAGCAATCATCAAGACAGCGCCAACATAACCAATCTGCCAGTTAGGTAAGGTGGATTCAAAACCAGTAAATACGAATGAACCTTGATCGTGGATATACAAGCTCATGTAGTTACTGTTAATGAAATACAAAGTACCTTCTGGGCAGTAAGGATCTGGGTAAATAGGCACGCCAGCGACCATCAAAGCACGGAAAGCTGCTTGAGGACCGTTGGAATCGCCATCAAAGCCATGTCCAGGGGTAATTACATATTGCTCTTGACCAACATAGTCTTGAGCGAGGAGTGTCCAAGTACCGAATCCGCAAACACCAAAAGTAGGTACTTCAGCACCTTTCTTAACTGTTCCAGAAATGTATTGGAGTACATTTTGACGAGTTGGGTTTACTGAACCAGCATTGTAAACCTTAGACTGCCACCATGAGTAGGTAGAACGGTTGATGTTACCGTAAGTCTGTAGGTTTGTACCATCATCAATAGCACCTGGCAGTCCAATGAACTGTTGAGTGTTAGTGTAGTTGTTGTACAAAGCGGTTGCCATCGCATCCATCATCACATTGGTTGCGTCATTCATACGGGCTTCAATCAATGGAATGATTGCGTAGTCCTGCTGAACAGCACCTTCCATACCGAGGAACGGTACAGGAGCGATCATGAGCTTCAGGTTAAATTCAGCGTTAAATGCACCTTGCTGAACTGCTGGCTGGTTAAATGAACCAGAGTAGTCAGACCACTGTGCGTTAACAAACTGAGCGCCTTGAACTGGCACGGTTACTTGGGATACACCGCCTGAAGCCTGTTGACTGTTAGCAATCAACGCAGCCATCAAGGGCGTACTGTTATACAACTGTACGACCAGCTTGGGGATAAACGCTCTACGAGTTACATAGGTAAGCTCGTTATACTGCGATGATCCTGACGCTGGAACTATTCCGCCACCTATTGGCATAATAATTCTCCATTAAAAGTAAATATCCCCTATTTACTGCTGTTTAAATACCAATTGGTCGAGTGTTCTTGCGTAACTCGCCCAATGCTTTTGCTGCTTCATCCCTTGCGCCCATCTGTGGGTTCTTCCAGTATTTTGATAGGTCGAACTTGCTGATAGCACTTGGGTTATATCCCATTGCCGAATTGGAAGTAGGAGTTGCTGCTTGTTTCATCCAATCGAAGTACTCTGCTGCTGTTTCATGGTTGGTCATGCCTTTTTCAAGCATTACTTTTTCAATCTCAGCAATTTCTTCTTCAGTGCGATTTAATTTCGCTCTGCGTTTTTCGAGTTCTTCTTTGGCATCTCGCTCACGCAATTGAGCTTCCAGTTTCATTACTCGTTCTTCAGCAGAGGAGATTTTCTTCTCTGTGTAGTCCTCGATTTCTAATTCTGGAATAGACAATTCAGGCTTAACCTGTTTTGTCATGCGTAAAAACTGCTTGCGTGTTTGTGGATTGTCAGCCAATTGTTTAGCTAACAAAGCCAGTTCATCACGCTGTTCAAAAGATAGATCTTCTAAGCTCATAATTTATCCCCTTTCGAGATTAGATAACTTTCTTGGTGTCACCAGGATGTGACATAGACATCATGTTTTTGTAGCCAGCTTTAGGAGCAGCAGACAAGCCACCAAACTCTGAGAAGCGTGGAGTATTGATAACTTGACCGTTTTTCTGATTGTTGTCAGTTGGTCTGCGTGGTAAAGCAGCGCCACGGGGTTTAAAGAGTTCCATAATGATTCCTTACATTTGTGGAGTTGCGGAAGGTGCGCCACCTGGTAAACCGCCACCTGTAGGTGGAGGAGGTACTGGAGTGGACATACCTGGGATTGTTGGTGCTTGTGCCATTGCTTTGCCTTCAGCCGTTGCACCGCCAGCTTGGGGTAATGTTTGCAACATCTGCATAATCTCAGTAGGTTGCAATTCGTTGGTCTTGGATTTTTTAGGTCCAATTACTTTGTTAATTACACCGATGGCGTTCAAAATAGAACGACCTTCTTCAGAATCTGATCCTACGGCTGGCAGAGCTTGTTCTAACAAGTCTTGCGCCATAGATAAGTTAATCATGGCTGCTTCACGGTTACCCATCTTGGGTTCTGGGGTACTCATTGGAGATCCCATTGGAGCAGCGGAGTTTTCAGACATTCCTGTAGGAACTTCAGGAGCTTGGGGTACACCAGTAGGGGTTGCACTATCCCGTTGGGATTTAATCATTTGCATTAACTGGTCTGAAGGTACGCCCATAATTTTTTCCTATTAAGTTTTCAGTAATCGTAATCTTAAACTATCAATTGTCAAGTGGGGGG